CGCTTACTAGGGCTCTTAGCCACTCGGAGCTAACCCAAAAACTTGGAGGGGGCTTTAGCATATTTGCGCTAAACCCGTTCCTTTTGTTTGACGCGCGTGACTCGATGATCGGGACCCTGGAGAACCCAACGCTCGATCTGAACCCGGCGTTACCTGAGACCCTCGACGTCATCACGGCGACCCGCGCAGGAACCGCCACCTTCACTGATGCCAACGGTAACATAGCGTCAGCCAGTCCCAACACGGTGCGCGTTGATTACGTTGATTCCGTGCCGATGATTCTGGTGGAGCCGAGTGCGACTAACTTACTCACCGCTACTCAAGAAGTAAGCTCATGGAGCAGCACAAATGTGTCTGTAACATCAAACACAACCACAGCTCCTGATGGTAGCCAAACTGGTGACACGGTGACACGAACGGCTGGCGGGGCCGATGTCCGGCAAACTAAGGCAGTCACTTCCGGCACGTCTTACACAATCTCTATCTTTGCGAAGGCTGAAACGGATAATGAGATTTCCTTGGATTTAAGTGATTCAAGAATGGGACCCGATAAAGTTGAGTTTAATACCCGAACGGGGCAGAAGGTCAGTGGGTCAAACAATTATACCATCACAGAGCTTTCAAACGGTTGGCGGCGTTACTCGTTCACATCGACCTGTATTTCATCAGGAAACACTGGGGTAATTATTAGAATTGAAAACGACGAGCCTGTGCAGCTTTGGGGATTTCAGTTTGAAGAAGGTTCAGTTCCTACTAGTCACATCCCGCACATATCAGGTTCCACCGTGACGCGAGCCGCTGACGACCTTGTGATTTCCGGCAGTGCCTTTAGTAGCTTCTTTAATGCAACTCAGGGGACGGTTTATGCTGAGTTTCTTTATGACCACGATGAGATATCAAAATATTTGTACAGCATTTCTCAAGATGGCTCTAATGAAATTCGGTGCCAGAATAGAGTTGGCTCCCTAAGAACTCGTTACACCGTTAATAATTCACACGTAGCGAGTCTTGAAAACAACGGAATTCTGAAAGGTTCTTTAAATAGAGCCGCTTTCAGTTATAAAACTAACAATTTCAGAGCTAACCTTAACGGCGGAAGTGATGACGAAGAGCTTTCAGCCACGGCAAGTCTAAATCAGGTTAAACTAAGCATCGGTAGTCGGTCAGGTACAGCGCAACTCAACGGCCACATCAAGCGACTCATCTACTGGCCTTATCACTCAGACTCTCTTTAAACAATGGCACTCAATCTATCCACACTGACTTCCAGCGCGACATCTGGTGACGTTCTAGCAGAAGCCCTGACGACCGCTGACTTCCTTGAGCCAGTTCCGGTTCTTCGCAACTTGGCTCGCGGTTCACAAAAGGGCGGCGATGCGAAACAAGGGACAGCGTTAAATCAACCACGAGCATTGCCATATGACGGTAAAGGCTATCTGTATCTGTCTGGCGTTAGTGGAAACTATGCGAGCGTTCCTGACCCACTTGGGGCATTGGGTGATTTCACAATGCAGGTTGATGGCCTTAATGCTGGGGCTGTTCGTCCAGATGGTCTAAGTACTCTGATTAGCCAATATAGTAACAGCGGTGGATTTTTTGCTTCATTTATCTTGCGAATTTACCCTGATGGCCGGATTTTATTAGTGTTATATTCAAATTCTGGTAGTGAGACTCTTACAAGTTCCGCAATTCCTACAAATACTATTGGTATACAGGTTAAACGTGTTGGTAGTAACATATTATATTTAGTTGATACAGGCTTAGGCTATAACAGCCACGACACCGACACAAGCAATGGAAACGCACTGAGTAACCCAAGTAGAGATTTGCAAATTGGCACCTTTAATAATACGGGCGCTCGGCTTAAAGGCAAAATCGGAAGAGCAGTCATCTGGAACAACGGCACAGCATCAGGCACACCAGTCCTAGACGTTGACTTCACGGCCACCAACGTACGCCACGGGGACACCAAGTTTGCCTGCGCGACTGGTCAGGTCGTAACAATCAACCAGTCCGGCAACGACCCAGCCACGGTTATCAAGAAGAGTGTCTTGCGGTTCGCTAATACCCCTGACGGTTCTTCGACCATCAACCTCAAGGGCCTCTTTGGACAAACCATAAGCGAAGGCTATCTCTTTGCAGGGTTTAGCGTCTTAGGAGATGGAGGCGCTGGTTCAAGTAGAATTGTTTCATTTAACTCAACAGGCGCAACCGACGTTTCAAATGTGAGTTATATAGCAGCATATGGTGACAGCACTCAGCTCTCTTCTTTTACAGGAGGAGTAGGAAACATAACCCAGCACGTTGGTATTTATGACAAGGCGAACGGAGATTTTATTTTTGAAAACAAATTCAAAGCAAGCAGTCAAATAAGCAGGATAAACAATGCTGACTTCAAGACTAACACAGCCAATCTATCAAATGTCTCTACTGAAGAATTTAACATAGCTGCTAATGCAACTGGAGGCGACAACGCTGCGATAGACTTGGAGTTCCTTGCGCTCTTCCCTGCGTCCATCACCGACGACCAAGCTGACTCAGTTCGTAATTATATTAATAATAGGAATAACGTCTTTAGTCTCATTGACGGCTTTGGCTACTACTTCTATGACGCACAGAAAGCACCTGTGGGTAACATAACGCAGTTCGCAGTTTGGAGTGGTCGTATTGTTGGAAGTGATAACGGGGACAACACCAGCATCTTTGGCTCACAGGCCACCGCTAACGACCAACCAGTGTCTGACGGCTATGTTGTCACCTTCGCAGACAACAGCGACCACCTAGATATTCCATCGACAACCCAAGCTGGCTGGCAGGTCGTAGGGACGTCTTTAGGCACTTTTGTGTATAGAATCAATGGAACGACTGCAGTCACTGAGTTGAATCTTTTGGGTAACCTTGGTAGCACAGCACAACGCAAAGCGGGAGATTTATATGGAGTGATGCTTTTGCCAGAATCGGCAACAGGTGCAGATATTGAATCTGCGCGGAGACTCTTGATTGACCGGGGGAGTTTAGATGGGGTCGCCGGTAATTTCTTTGCCGCTTGGAATAATCGGACAGACATCGTCGAATTTAAAGCCCCGTCAATGAGAGCGGTTACAGATTTCAAAAGTGCTTGGAACAGTTGCACAAATTTAACTACCTTTTCGGGAGCTGTAGAATTAGGAACAGGCGTAAGCGGTGTAGATTTTTCGTATGCTTTCTACAATGCGACATCTTTGGTTTCATTGCCATCATTAGACGCAAGTACGGGAACGAATTTTACGTCAGCATTTCAGCAAACAACCGCCCTAACGTCATTCCCGGCTGGCGCAAAGCTCGGCACGGAGGCGAGCAATGTCATTTTTAGCAGCGCATTTCAGTCTAGTGGACTGACTTCACTTCCTGCTTTGGATTTAAGTAAAGGAGTAAACTTCTTTCGGGCATGGCGTTCGACAAGCTCTTTGACTTCATTCCCGAGCGGCGCAAAGCTTGGCACGGATACGTCCAATGTAACCTTTAACGAAGCGTGGCGCGAAAGCGGTATAACTTCATTCAACACGGATTTACCAACGGGGACGTTTTTTTCCAAGGCGTGGCGTTCAAGCGCCTTAATTTCCTTTTCTGCTGTTGACGTTAGTAAAGGCACCAAATTTTCGGAAGCGTGGAAGGACTGTTTATCATTGACTGATTTTTCTGCCGATGTGTTTACCGACTGGAATCCATCAAGCATCTTAAGCGGAGTCTTTGATTTGGCATGGGACGGCTGTTCCGCATTATCCGCACTTTCGGTGGAAAATATACTGACTTCGATAGCGGCAAGTAATCAGTATGCCACAGTAGACGGAAATTCTGGTTCGGCTGCAATCGCGGACGCTGCCATAGACATAGACTATAATGCGGCGAGTGGCTCACTCAGTGCCGCCACAAACACCGCCGTTTCAACACTTAAAGGCAGAGGCTGGAGCATTATTGTTAACAACGTAACACTTTAAAAAATGACTGACAAAACTCACAGGTTCTTTAGGTTCAGCAACGAAGCTTCCTACGAGACACTTACGACCGCTGGTAACACCGCAAGGTCACTCCCAGACGACAACGGAACTGAACGGTGGTTGGCACTTTGGGATAACACTTTTCTCGACCCTGAGACATCTAGTGACCGACTCTATTGTGTTAAGAAGTCTGGCATCCTTGAGTCTGATAACTTTGACCTAGACGGCATCGAAGAGATTAACCTTGAGACTTACCTACAACGACTACGCTGGGAGCCGCCTGTCGAAGAAGACCTAGAGCTTCTTGATGAACTAAACCTTGAACTACCGATTCACTAATGGAACTAGACCAAGAACCACTTACAGACATTGAGCAATCCCGCGCTGACACTGGCTTCAGATACTATGTTGTCCAGCCCGATGTCTACACAGGACTTGTTAGCGCAGTAGATGCTGACCGGGGCTATCCTAACAAACAAGGAACTACGCTTACCGGACTTCCACCTGTTGCTAACCTAGCTGAAGCTACGGACGAATCAGGGCGACTCATAGCCATCGACTGCTGGAGATTCACATCTAACGACGATGCGATGCTAGAAGATGCCGAGGGTGTCCAAGAGTTAACCCAACTAGAATTTTTATCAATCAAACCTCAACCTACTGAGGACTTATTATGAATTTCAAAACTGCTAAATCCGTATATGACTCCCTTGAAGGGAAGCGCTACCAATACCTAGATCGCTCTAGGTCATGCTCTAAGCTTACCCTTCCGTATGTCATGCCCGAAGAGGGCCACGGACCACACAGCAGACTAGACACACCTTTTCAGGGCGTTGGGGCTCGCGGAGTAAATAACCTCGCCTCTAAATTACTGTTAGCACTCCTTCCGCCTAACGCCCCGTTCTTTCG